GGAAATAAATCTATTACAGTTTCACAACATAGATTATTAGCTGAAATTTTTATACCTAATCCTTTAAATAAACTACAAGTTAATCATATTAATGGAGTAAAGTATGACAATAGACTTGAAAATCTTGAATGGGTTACTCAATCTGAAAATGGGTTACATTCATTTGCTAATGGATTGCAAAAAGTTACAAAACCTTGCAAAAAAGTAATTGATACTAATAATAATAAAATTTATGATAGTGTAACAGAAGCGGCTAAAGATAATATAATATCAAGAAGCCATTTGTCTAATATGCTTACAGGTAAAATAAATAATAAAACAACACTTAAATTATATGGAAAATAAATCAATGACAGCAGTTGAATGGTTAGAGCAGGAATTTATTGCCCTACAAAATTATGGAGTAAATGAACTTGGATTATTTGCAAAAGCAAAAGAAATGGAAAAGCAACAAATTATTGATGCTTGTAATCAAATAGAAGTAATTGGCTTAGACCATGAATTAGCTGGAGAGAAATACTATAACAAAACTTTTAACAAATAAATTATGAAAGTAGAGCTTAATCCAGTAACAGAATACCAAGAAAATCAGTGTAATTTATTTTCTAAGTTTAGTGTTTTTTCTTCTTTAGATGAATATAAAAAAAGGAATCAACTTGATAAAGAAAAAATAATTAACGATATTTACAATGGTAAAATTGCTGAGTTTATGGTATATAACTTTCTAATAACTAGAAACAAGAAGCCAAGCTCTCCAGATTTAAACATATACGAAAAGTATGATAAGTCGTATAATGCTGATTTAATTACAGATAATGCAAATATTCACGTCAAGAGCCATAATGTAAATGGTAATTTTCCTGTGTCTTGGGTATTCCAAAAAAGAGACCCACTATTAACAAGCACAAAAGAGAATGACTACTTAGCCTTGGTTGTAATGAATAAAGACGTAAATTATATGTACCTAAAGAATGTATTAGAAGTTGAATTTAAAGAACCTGTAAAAGAAAGTTTAAGAGACACAAAGAGCTGTGTATATGAAATTGATTTTAAAAAAAATAATAAATAAAAAAAATATGAAAGTAGAAGTATTTAAAAGTATCCTTGATAGGATTAGGAAGGCAGACGCAGTTGTTAATGTGCTATACCCAATGGTAGATGTAACTGGCGTAACGGACGAGTATATCAATGTCATAGAGATGATGATGAAGTGTTATTACGGAGAAGAGGCAGCAGAATGGATTTCTTCTTACCTATACGATTTGAGAGACCCTAAGAATGCGTGGGCTTGGGATAAGGATGGTAAAGAGATATTAAAAGACGAGGATGAGTTGTGGGCTTATTGCGAAGAACTGAAAATGAGCAAAAAGGATTACATTCCAGCACCCTTAATGACAGATGAACAGAGAGCAGAACTATTGGAGGAGATGAAGAAAGCATTCTTACAATAATGATTATACCATCCTGTTTCAATATGCTTGGGCAAACAATACTAGTAAAGTACGATAATAAGTACTGTGCTGAAAACGAATGCTTTGGAAGATTTATATCTTATGACAACATAATCATAATAGCAAGCAAGTACAAGGCAGAGAAAGGCTGGAGAAAGTACAAGCAGAGCATAGTTGAATCCACTTTTTGCCATGAGCTTGCACATTGCATACTTTACCATAGTGGAAACCCAGACTGGATGAATGAACAATTAGTAGAATCTATAGCAGGATTATTACATCAATACCTAACAACAAATAAATAATAAAGAATAATGGAAAACAATAAAGAAAAAGATAAAGTAGAAGTAACTCGTTTTGAGGTTATTAACCACGCAGGCAATGATAGACCTATAGGTAGACTACTAACCATGTACAAAGAGATGGGAGACTTTCAGGAAGTCGAGGTTCAGTACCAAGATGGTGGTAGAACTATTAAAATATTCTTGAGGTAGTTATTATGATAGAAACTAAAGAAAAGGCATTAGAAATATTTAACGAGCATTATTTTTACTTGAGAGCGAATCTAATGCACGATGAAGAGGCTAAAGAAGATGCAATAGAATGTGCTTTGATTACAGTAAGTAGAATTATTGAAGCACTGTCCATAACACCATTTGGTAGTTTTGAAACTGAATACTGGCAAGAAGTTAGGCAAGAATTAGAAAGTATGCGTGCCCAAAATGTGTGACAAATCATTCAGTAATTTTTTCACGCTATTGAGGTTAAAAAATAATGTATGATATGTCAGACAAAACCAAGTAAATTGTACAAAATAACAAACAGATGATATTACAATTAAATCCAATGATTCCAATATTTAGAGTGTCTGATAACATGGAGGGCTTTGCCTTCCTTGTTATAGATTACTCACAAGAACACGATTTATTATTTACCTGTGCCATGGATAATGGTGAAATTTGGACTCTTAGTAATAAGGAAGTAAGGTTCTGTAAAAATATATCATTAGACAGGCAAATGTGAAAAAATCACATTTTAAGTACCGTATTTGTGCTATTTTTACACAAAAGTGGCATCTAAAATGTATATTTAGGCATTTTAGCAAGCATATCAGCTTAAACCTGACATCTGAAATATAAAACATAACTCGCCAAAACTATGTTTTTTTAGGTACATTTAGCGAGGTATAGTTATTTAGCCCTAGTATTAATTTGCTAGGGTTTTATTTTTTTTTATTTTAATAATGTTGAAAAACAGATATTTATAAAAATACGTATCTGTAGTTTTATACAAAACATTGATAAGCAGTTATTTGCAAGGAACACGAAGACACTAGTTTATTTTTTTTACAATAATTAACCGAATATATTTGCGTATTTGGTTTTATTATTTACCTTTGCCACATGATAAACATAGAAAATTTTAGTAAAAATAGTTTTGGTTCGTTGACAACATTCACGAATAGCGAGACTGGCGTAACAATGTTCTTAGGAACAGAGGTCGCAAGTATTTGGGGTCACACAAATTTGACTCAATCAATTAAAGCAGCAAGCTTAGACGAAAAAGAATACAAAGTAGTTAATCTTAAAGACTTTAAGGCATTCAAAAAACAACTGACTAATCTGAAATTAGTCGGTGGGAGAGCATCGTCTGTAACTCTTTTAACAGAAAGTGGAATGTATAAATTGGCTTTAGCATCAAACTTAGAATCAGCAAAACCATTTAAGGATTGGGTAACTCAAGAAGTTCTTCCTAGTATTAGAAAATATGGTAGTTATAATTTAAGACTTAGTCAAAGTGATTTGTACAGCCAGACTCAATTAGAAACGCAATTGGATAATAGTAAAAAAATAAATGCTAAGAACTATGAAGAGAACGGACTAGCATCTACTATTGAGTACAATAGAAGGAATTGCGAGCAAGTAACTGGTTTACAACCTAATAAGATAAAAGATATGTTTAATGCTAAGAAATACAAGTCGGCTAAGCAGGTGTTGCGTGAGCATAAACCAGAGTTTGCGGCAGTGATGAGTTTAAATGACCACTTAGTAATTAATAACAATATAGATTTAGAGCAGTTGAAAGAAATAGATAGAGCCTTTATACCAGCGTTTAAGTCTTTGGTTAAAGCAGGATTTGAAATAATAGAATAGGAGAACTGAAAATGAGTATAACAATCAACAATTACGTCACATACTTCAGAGTATCAACAGACAAACAAGCCAACAGCGGATTAGGACTAGAGGCACAAGAACAAATGGTATTACCAATCACAAACAAGGGGACAGTAATAGCAACCTTTACTGAAATTGAGTCAGGAAAAAAAGCTGATAGACCCAAGTTAAGGGAGGCAATAAACCTGTGCAAAAGAGAGAAGGCAATACTACTAGTAGCAAAACTAGATAGGTTGTCTCGTAGTATAAGTTTCATAGCAAACTTAATGGATAGTAAGGTACAATTCAAGTGTGCTGATGCACCAGAGATGGACAACTTCTCAATCCACCTGTTCGGCTCTATGGCAGAAAGGGAGAGAGTAATGATATCAGAGAGAACAGCAGCAGGACTAAACTCAATCAAGGTTCGTATACAGAAGAACGGATTCCATGTAACAAAGAACGGACGCATAATCAGCTCGCTAGGCAATCCTCAAATGCAAGACCCCAATAAAGCTAAAATACTAATGGCAGAGATAGCCAAGAAAAGAACTTACGTCAAGAAGTCTAACGTAGGCATAGAACTAATCAAGGCGTACTCCCAGAATAATGTTCCCAAGGCAGAGATACAAAGGAGGTTGCTAGAGAACGGCATATCGCTATCGTTGAAGTCTATATACAAGTACGCTCACTAGCGTTCGCATACCACCCCATTTTTTAAAAAATAGCCCCACCCCCTGACAACTAGGGCGGTGGGTTTTTTGTGCGTGCAGGTGCGTGCATTCTTACAAAAGAGGGTATGCAGGTGAGAATGTGCGGTAACCATAATAATTACAAAAAAAAATTCGCTCAAAAAAACATCCGCCATCCCATCTTGACCATTGCCACCACATTGATTTAAAAGCCATTACACATACATACTACATACAAATAATAATAATTTGGTAAATAGAAACCAAAGAAACTGAGCAAAGCCAATGAGCATATAAGCATAAACATATTGCATCTGCCATCGTTTGTACTATACGAAAGGAACATTTCGCATGGGTAAATACAATGACCATGTAACGCTCGAAGATGCAACAAAATGGTTATATGATAATCAGTACATTATAAAAACATCGTCAAAATATAAGTAGCTGAATATCAGATGCAAAATGCCAATTGCTCACCCGATGGAGACAAGTTTTTGAGAGCATAGTTTTTTTGGGCATATAAATGACTAATAACGGCAAAATAATCTTATCATTGCACATCAAAATCGATAACACTAAATATGAAATAAGGAATTTAAACCGATTACGAGCGCATAAGACGTTTATTAATTGGATTGATTCCTTATGTATATCTAATGGTATTACTTACTATAGGATAACTAAAGACTGCATACTTCCTACAAATTACCTTTATAACGTCAAGCATGGATATTATCAGTATTCTATATCTTTAGATGTTATTATGCTTATAAGTAAACAATACAATTATCCTTTCTTATTATCTGATTATTTAGCCTAATATCTTTATATTTAGTGCTCATTTTCAGTAATGCCTC